ATAAGACAAACATTAAGGGCAATGATACATGACTGGGGCTCAGTAGGTAATATGGCAATTGAAATTGTTAGAAATTTAAAAGGAGAACTTTCTGAAATATATCACGTTCCAGCATATCAGATAAGAATTCACAAAGAAAGAAAATTGTTTGCTCAAATGGTGGAGCAGCATAAACCTGCTGTATGGTTAAAGGCTTTTGGAGTAGAAGAAGATTTTTTAAGAAAAGATGGGTTACCAGCGAAAAGTGAAACACCAGCCGAAAAAAAAGCTAATGAACTTATTTATGTAATTAATTATTATCCTCGTTCACGGTATTACGGGATGCCTAATGTTGTTTCAGCAACAGGTGATGTTACGGGACTTGTTAATATAAGAGATTATAATTTGGCATTCTTTGTGAACTATGGAATGCCGGCATTCATTATTGTACTTGAAGGAAATTGGGGTGATGAGACAGTGGATGTTATAACTGATTATTTCGAGCACATTCGGGGCGCTGAGTCACAACACATGCCTTTAGTTATGGAATTGCCCCAGCAGGGCGGAAAAGTTACTATTGAAAAATTAAGCACTGAATTAAAGGAAGGTTCTTTTGATAAACTGGATAAGTCTTATACAAAAAAAATATTAATGACATATTCAATGCCCCCTTACAGGGTTGGACTTGCAGAAATAGGCGCTTTAGGAGGAAATGTAGCAACAGAACAAACAAAAATATATATTGCATCTGTAATAGAACCTTTACAATTGGACATAGAAGAAATAATTAATAATACATTATTTCCTTTACTTGAAATAGAAAATTATATCTTCAAATTAAAAGATTTAGATGTAAGAAATATTGATGCTGAAGTGAATAGAAAAATAAAAGGGCTAAGAGTAGGGGCATATAATCAAGATGAAATTCGGGCTGTTCAAGGAGACTTACCAAAAGAGAACGATTCGGGAAAAGATTATTATATGGAACAGAACCTTATACCGATGGGTGAGTCTGGGGCTTCAATGAAAATGGAAGATGTTCTTGATACACTGGAAAATTTTAAGGCTGAAATACAGGAAAAAATTAATGAACAGCTGGCACCGATATTAAAAACGCTTGAAATAAAAGAATAAACAAAATAAATGCCGGCAGGGTTACGATATTTTAGTCAACATTGCATTATTATTAACGAGGTAATGGTATTATGCTTATAAATCTAAACAAGCGTTTAAACCCCTTTATGAAAGTTCCTTGCACTGCTGGAGGTGGAATGTTATTAACGGGAGTAAAAGAGGTTATTACAAAAGTTCCGCCTTTATCTGGAAAGGCTGTAAAAGAAATACCGAAAATGCAGCGGGAAATAAATAAAGTTTTAAAGGGCGATATTCTTTCGGGTTCTGAACCTATTGATTATTTGGTTAAAGATTCATTGGGGAATAAACGGGGAATTATAATAAAGGAAATTCAAACAAAAGCAAAGAAAATAAATATTTCATCGAAAATAGAAAAAGAAATTCTAAGATGGAACAAAAAGAAAAATATTAAAACAAGTCTTATTGTTAAGCGTGAAAATAAGTATTATTATTCAAGTATGATTTCAAAAAATATTGATGATATGATTGAAATAAAAGATTTAAAATTATTGAAAGATTTAATTAAAAAATAATAATGGTCATCATTTCGGATATAAAGGGCGATAAAGGTATTCTATGTAACAATGCGGTTTATGTGGAATTAATTAAATGGCTGAACAAGAATACTATTTTAAGCGGAAAAGAATTTGCAGAACAGGGCTATACTGTTCAGATGATTCCGGTTATTGATGAAATTCGGTTTGGGCTAAAGAATGGGAAGACACCAAGAACAATGGTACTTAATACATTAAAAGAATTAATAACATATTTAGAAAAAGCAGACACAGTTTTAATAATTAATTAAAGGATTAAAAGATGGAAAAAGATACAGGTTTTAGTGAAGAATATTTAAAAAAAAAGTCAAAATTAAAAATCTTACAACCTCAGGATTCTTTTCCCAAAAAAGATAAAACAATTCCCCAATGTGCTTTTGTTTTTGAAAGAAGAAAATGTAAAAATAATGCAACATCTTTAGTTAGGGTTTTATTAAATGGAGAAACTGTGAATGTGCCAGTATGTGAAGACCATCATGAAAAGGTGCTTGCTGATAATTGGAAAGAAAATTTTTCTTTGGGTTCTAAAAAAGAAGAGAATGAAGAAAGCGATTCGAATAAGGAAAAAAGCGGGATTGATATTGGTGCAGAAAAAGAAGAATATAGAAAAACAATGATTAATTACTTTGCAGAATTTGAAATTTCTATTGCGCAGCGAAAGGCAACTATAAAACATTTAGAAGTTGAAATTAAATATAATAAAGAAGAAATTGCTTTATTGGAACAACGCAGGTTATTGTTAATGGAAGGAAATATGCTCGAAGAAAACAGGTTCGCAATAGAGAAAAAAGATTACTTAGAATTAATTGAAATAATAGATTAATTTTTTATATAATAAAATAATTATTGCATTGTCAAGAATAATTCCCTATATTTTTGACAAAAATGTGTTTGGTGGAATATATAAATAAATTTTCGTATGAACCAAACGCCGACGAATTTAGAAGATATTGGACAAGGGCGAGACAGTATAATAAAATATTTTTAGAACGTTTTCGCTTAGTAAACGAAGAAATAAGAGAAGCCATCTTGTTCGATATTAATTATAAAATCCGCCAATATACTTCAGTTAAGAAAGCTACAGGCATTCAAAAAGTCTCCGACTTCTTTGCTAACTGGGATTGTATTATTTACAAAGGACAAAGAAACTTCATTCCAATAATAATAAACGGCTTAAAGCAGGGGGGCGATAGAGCTATTAAGTTGGCAGAAACCCGCATTGCAGCTACGTTTGACGCATTCAATCCAAGAGCAATTAAATATTGTACTAAAGAATCCCTAAAATTAATAACCGTTATTTCTGAACAATCAAAATTGGGTATTCAAGAAATAATGAAACACGGTATGACTAAAGGAAAATCTATTGGTTATATGGCTTCTGATGTAAGGGATATTACAGGATTGGACAGGATTTCAGCACGTGCATATATAAATTATAAAGATAGGTTAATTCAGCAGGGAATTACAGGGAAAAAGTTTGATAAATTAGTAAAAATTAAAAAAATAGATTTACATAATTACCGTGCCATAAGAATAGCAAGGACAGAGGCAAACAGGATGATAAATAATGGTGCGGTATTAGGGTATCAAGATGCTGGTTATGAATCAATAATCTGGGCAGGCGGAGGCGGAAATATATGTGAATATTGCGAAAGCAAATTAGGAACAGAATATGATGCTAAGGATTTTTTGGGCATGTTACCGGCTCATCCTAACTGCCAGTGCTATCCAAGAAGGGGAACAAGGAAAAAAAGCATAATAACAACAATCGGAGTGGCATAATGAACAAAAGAATTGAAGAATTGACGCAAGAGGATATAATAAAATCTGATAATTTTAAATTGGTAAACATTAAGGAACGAGCATCACAGTTATTTGATAAATGGAAATGGAATTTACCGATTGAACCATCAGCATTTTTTAAAACATATGAAATTATTAATAAGGAAATAAAGAAACGGAATATAAGGGGGCTTGACAAGAAAATAGATGATGTAGTATTCAAGAAAGATTTATTTGGGTTGAATGTTTTTGAACTGCCCATCATTTCTGTTATAAATGATTTTGTTCTTGCTGTGGGGGAATTTGCAGAGAAAGGAAAGAATTCAGAAAGTGATAAGATTCGAATACTGATAAGGGGAAACCCGGAAACCGATAAAAACCCTGAAATAGAAAAATTAATTACTGATTCAATTCAGAATCAAACAGGAAAAGAAGTTGAATTCTTTTATAAAGAAATAGAAATTAACAAAGTGGGATTGGCTATTCCTTTATACAGATTAAACCTTGTTCCAGTATTTGAAATGAGAAAAATAAACATTGATAAAAAAAACGAACTTTCTCTTGATGATAAATGGACTATAATACATTCTGCAATACGTAAAGAATACGGGGAACGTGCACACGTATATCAAATTTATGACGATTATCTTATAGTGAATATATATAATGCTGTCAACGGGGAAAATGATTTATTGAAAGTTCCTTATAAGATAGATGTTAAGGATAGAGAAGCAAAATTGAGCGTAAATGAAGCTGTTGAAGTACGCATGGAATATATCGAAAGCAAGAGCGATGAAGAAATAGAAACGGAATATGGAGAACTTATAAAAACAGACGAAGTATTTAAACCATATCCTAATGAACATTCGGCAAGACTGAAAGAACCAGCTGGTTTTAATAAAGAAACTTTTAGGCGGAAAAAGAACGGTACTATATATGGAAACAAGAAAATTCCTACTACGGTTTCGGTAATATGGGGAAAACTAAAGGGAAAAGATGCTCCTGAAGATATGCCTATACCGCAGGCATTGAGATTTCCTAAAGATGTATGGACTGAAAGCAAAGCAAAGAATTGGCTGAAAAAACATAAAATTAAATATGTAAAATTTGAACCGGCAGAGAAAAAAGAAGCAGCGGAACTTCCTATTACTTTACAGAAAATAGATGCTGAATTTATTTACTTTGAGAAAAAGGAAGATGAAGAAGTGGTGGAGCACTTTGTTCATGCTATAGTTTATGAACCTGATGAATTAGATACACAGGAAGACAAAGCAACAGCGGAAGAAATAGAAAAGGGCGCTCATTGGTATCTTGAAAATTCGGGGCAATTAAGAATAATGCACGGCGCTACAGCTATTGAAAAGGATAAGGCTGCATTAGTAGAATCGTTTATTGCACCGGAAATATTCAAGCGGGGAACTGAAACAATAAAAAAAGGTACATGGTGCGTTGTTATAAAAATTAAAGACAAGGAACTATGGGGACATATTGAAAATGGGGACATAACAGGAATTTCTTTAGGAGGAGTTGCACAGGCAGAGGATTAAGAATACGGCTGTAATAATATTATTTATTGAATTTAAATAATAAAGCGAAAGGATAAAATGGATTTAAGAAAGACGAACTTGAAAGATTTAAAAGTGGCTGAATTATCGTTTGTAGATAAAGCCGCCAATAAAAGAATTTTTTATATAAAAAAAAATGATGGAGATGTAACAATGGATAAAGTTTTAGAATTAGCCAAAAAAATAGGCATTGAAAAATTTGATGAAAAATTTAAGAGTTTGACAGAAGATAAGCAAAAGGAAGTAACGGGCATACTTGAGAACTTTGCAAAGTATAGCGAGCATTTACCGGATGAACTTGCCGGTTCTCTTAAGACACTTATTGAGGCTTTTATGTCTGGAG